TTAATTGATAAAGCAAGGTTGAACGCATACCTTCCATAAAGGTCGCTTCCAAGTGATAGGATTAAAACTCCTTTTTCCATTAACATGATTTATTAAATAGTGTTGGTTCAGATACCGCCATTAATTCGACACGGCTTTGTGCTAAAGCTTGCTTACCATTTTGCGCCCATTCAGGTTCGTAGTCCTCTGCGATAGCAAAGAATTGCGCACCATCGATGGTTAATGTATCACAAAGTAATTGAACTCGTATAACATCGTGCGTGCTTTCATCGGTATAATCAAACCATGCTTCTCGCTTCTTACCAGTTTGACCATAAGTACGTGTCATTTGACCATTTGAATAAAGATATGTTTCTGCTTTGGTTGGGTAGATAGGATTAAATTGAAGTAATCTTAAACGCTGACCTAATGTATATGTAACCGCCGTATCATCGGAGTTAAAGAAAAGGTCAAACGCATAACCACTATTATCACCTTCTACCCAAACAGAACATGGATGTGTACCAGTTGCTTTATAATTAATTCGTGTCCATGATGTATAATCAGTGTCACCACAATTACTACCTAAAATAGTTATGTCATAACAACCACTTGCCATAGGATTACCAGTGTCAATATTATTTATTTGCCCAATATCAAAGCACCATATTAATCTATCTTGGTAAAATTGCACTGGGAAAGTAGGATGTGCGCTATCAAATTCCTCACTTACTGCTACACCATTTTGACTTATTACACATTCATAAGCATAACACATTTCATAAAAATGAAAATCATAAATTAGTCCTCCAACCGCTAAAGCATTATCTGTCATTAAATAAATAGGATCAGTCGATGGCGCAGTAAAGTAATAATCGTATTGTCTATTTTCAGTAACAGATGTTAAAATATTATTTGCATCATCGTACCAACTAATTGAACCATTAGTAAGATTAGCCACTTTAAATGATAGACGATAGTTTTGAGCATTAGTTAAATTAAATGCAGTTGTCAAGCTTTGGTTAATATCCTTGCATTGCCATCCGTTTAAACTTTCAACATACATCCATCCGTCAACTAATCCACTGTCAGGAACAAAATTAGATACCCAAGTTCCCACTACACGAACATTTTTGATATTAACTTTCGCACCATTATTTTGATTTGCAAAAGCTAAAAAGTCACCAGCATATGAACTTAAATAGACCGTATATCGTCCATCAATATTAGGAGTTGCACCATCTATAAGTTGCGAGTTCCATGTTTGTGTTGCAAGGTCGCCCAAGTAAACAATAATATCACCAGCGGTTATGTCAGCTTCAAAGCTAATCATATACATATTACCAGGATTATCGATGTACTGACCAATTCCTATCTCCGCTGGTTTAGAATTGTAAGTTGTTGCACCACCATTAGCAAAATAAAACCATGATGTTGACCACGTTCCAAACAAACCATAATCAGTACCAGTTACAACATCTACCTGATACCAATCATTTAAAGAGTTAGCAAAGTTTGCATTCTCAAATTCATTGGTGTAATTTAAACTGCTATCAAATGTTACTACTTCAGTCGATGGTATATTTTTAACTTGAATGCAAATTTCATCACCATCTTCAAGCAACATATTGTACTTTTTTTGGTCGCTATTCAAACAAGTTTGTGCATCAAATATCGGAGGATCAAACTGTATTGGTTGGTTAGGTATATTTTCAATTGCCATTTTCGGTCGCTTTAGATGTGTTTAGTGTGAATTGTGCTTGACCAGTGATAGGCGAATACTTTATTTCTTGTATCCAACCATTTCTAATCTTTTGTCCATTCATTGCAAATTTAACGTTTCCTATCGGATTATTAAGGATGCGTAACCATTCAGGTTCGGTCATGGGATAATTAAACTTATGAACTTTAACGCGCAAGTCATCAGCATTTACATTATTAAAGATACCACCAAAAATACTTGTTGCCGTACATCGTAAATAAGTTGCCTCATCAGTTAACTCAATGCCCCAGGTAACATCTCCAGTAGCTACATTGAAATAATGAAAATTAAAATTGTAACCAGTACCTTGCGGTATTGAGCGCATAAACATTTTAATGTAATCACCTTGCACCATGCTTATACTGGTATTTGTTAATGTCGCAGTTTTGTTACCACTACTTGCCGTAAATCCCCAAAAATGGTCATCTTGATTACCACTATAAAAGTTATTACGAGTGCCAAAATGATATCTTGCTTTTTCAGTTCCAGCATTATCATAATGCACTAAATAATGTTGCACTAAAACTATACTTGTACCAGTGCTAATACTACCAGTTTGGAAAGTTATTTGTGCCTCAAAATTGTAAACCGCAGTTTCTAAAGCATTGTATTGATGTGTTGCCGTATCAAAGTAATTGCCGTAATCATAAATTTCAGCCGTTAAAAAATCGCCTAATTCAGCAACCGTGTTTAATAATCCAGCACCATGTGCATTAGCAGTTGACACTGGTGTATCAGCATAAGCATATACTTGCCCAGTTGTGGAGGATGCATAATAACTTGCTAACTCTGCGGATAAATCTTGACCATACCTTTGAGATATGTGATCATTGTTTAGTAACTCATTATAGTAATAGTAATCAGGTACTGTATTGATAAAATTTGAGTTGGTTGTGCGACCAGTAGTGAAAGTTAAACTTTCAGTCGATAGCATCACAATGTCACTATCATAACTTTGGTCTAAATTCTGAACCATCTTTTCAATTAGGTTACTACTTGTTATCCAGTCCGCAGTAAGGTCTAATGTCAAGTCAAGGTTACAAGTTCCTAATAAGTGAAACTCCTCCTCGCGGAATCCGTAAAATGTAATTGCTTCAGGGAACTTATAAATAGAATTGTAATCTACTGGTGAGCCAAACTTAACCTTTGCATAAAGCTTGTCGGTATCAAAAGAAGTTATGATTTCATCAATGTTTTGCGCATCAAATATTTCGGATGTGTTAAATCGATACTCTGCTGGTTCAATACGAACTGTTGGTTTACCTAACTTGCCATAAGGATCTTCAACTAATAACACTAATGGTATGCGCTTATTTACCTCTTCATATAACTCAAGAAAACTAAATTGCGTCCATCTACCACTTAATGCACTGACCGTACCTTTACGCATACGATAGCCAGTAGTCAAAGCTATACCACCATAAATACCAGTATATGCAAATGCATCAGACCTAAAGTCAATCGTATTATCCGACATAAAGTCAATCATATAACGGAAAGCATCCCACACACGCGCACATTCAACCTCGTATTTAAACGTATTACCTAATACACTATAAACATCTACCGTGTATTGGTTACAATTTGTAACCACCTCACCATTTTTAGTTTTACCACTATCAAGTGCGGTCTTAATATTTTTATTGTTATTGATGCGTGAGAAAAATGATTTATCGACAACCTTACATTTAACCGTACAAGCACGCTCGTTAACCTCGCAGTCAGTAAGCAATATGTTGCCACTAAAAATTAAATAGTCAACCTTATCGCACGTGCTAAATATCTCGCAAGGTATACTTTCACAAAAGCTATCGTTGTTTATCTTATCATAAATGTAAGCAAATCCGCTACCAGCAAAATCCAAAGTATATTCCTGATATTGCAAAAATAAATTATATTGCTTATCGGTCTTAATGGTAAAGTTAATGTCTTGCCAGTTCAATGCTGGGTCAACCTCTAAATAGTCAAGTGTAAACTTTATCATATGATATAACGATTATTTAGGCGACTACCGATTTCATTTGCTATCACTTTACCTATTGTTTGAGCATTCTCTACCGTCACATTTCTATTCTTACTCATTGCTCTACTCAAAGCATACGTGTCAACTGTTGCTACAAGGTCGCCATTAGTGCCGTTTTTCTTGCCTCTAACGAACGAATTAATGTCAGATGCACTTATCTTTTGTTCGTAGATTGCACGTATTGTAGGGGCGTATTTCTTGTTTATTGCAGTTGGAATAACCGCCTCACCTGGTTGTAGCATTGCCATTACACTATCTCTTCCCATGTCCACACCTGGTACTGATAAAGTACCTTTTTGATACTTTGGTAAAGGTGTTGCGATAATCTTTGCAAGGTTAGCACCAGCCACCGCAGTAGTTAATGCAAGTACCGCTGGGATTGCAGTAGTAGGTGCATTTAATGCGTTAATTAAAGCTGATGCAAAGTCAAGTGTAGCTTTGAAAATAGCCGCTTGTTTATCGGCAACATCCGCTCTATGCTTAATTTCGTTTAACTTCTTTTGATATTGCTCTTCAGAAATTAGACCTTTATCCTTTTGCTCTTTTAATAGTTGCTCTTCAGCATTTAATTGTTGCTTTGTAATGTCTAATCCGATGTCTGCAAAATTACCAACCGCCCCAACAATTGCATCCTTAATAGCTAATTCAGTAGCTAATCTTTTCTCTGCATTTTTCTGCGCATTTTCTGCGGTTTTATCTTGAGCATCTTGCTTTTCCTTTTCAGCATCTACAACCGCCTTGGTTACCTTATCAGTTATAGTTAATTGTGCCGTTTGATATTCAGTATTTATCCTTTCACGTTCAGTTAAAGAAAGCGTTTCATCAGCTAATATCTTTGCATACTTGTCATCCAACGCATCCATTTCAATTTGCGCTTGCTTAACTGGATCAGCTTCTTGTTTTAAACGTAAAGCAATCTTTGCATCAATTAACTTTTGCTCTTCGTCTAATTCCTTTTTAAGTTTATCTTGGTTTGCTTTCTCTTCTTGAGCATTTAAACCTAATTTAACTCCATAGTAATTTTCCCAAAGTATCTTTAATTGATTTGCAGTTGCACCACTCTCTTCCAAATGTGCCTTCTCATATTCATAATTCTCTTTTGCAAATTGTTGTTGAAGTTTTAATTTCTCTTCAGATGATTTAGCTTCGTCAACTTCATTCTTTTGCTTTAACTTTTTAAGAGTGAACTCTTCCTGAAATGCTTTTTCAGCTTCCGCTTTCTCCTTTGCTCGGTCAGATGCTCTTCTATCAGCCGCTTGTTTTGAATCTCGTATATCCGCTTGCCTTTGTTTTTCTCGAGCGATATTATCTTTTAATTGCTGACTTTCAGTAACGGCACTAACACCAATTGCACTTGCCTCAAGTATCTTATCGTTAGCCGCTTTTTGGTCAATTAAACTTTTATTATCAGCTAAAAATTTATCATTAATAACTTTTAATCTATCATTCTTTTGCTTTTCAGTCTGACCATACCTTTCAGAATACTCTTTAGCTTTCTGAAGATCCTTATCTAATATCGCTTGTTTTTTGCTTAATGCCTCTTCAATTGGTTTATTGTCAGCTAAAGCTTTTGCAATTGCTTTTTGATAATCCTCAATAGATTTACCAGCTTCTCTCGCATTCTTATTTATGTCCGCTTGACCTTGGGACATTTTACCTATCATTACATTGTATTCATCACTTGCATCAATTGCATTATAAATACTATTGTTGACTTTATCAATTATATCTTTTAACTCTTCTTGAGTTGTCTTTAATTTTTCGGCATTCTTTTCCGCTTCCGCCTCACTATCAGCATACAATTTAAAAGCCGCAGCACCAGCCGCTAATGCAGCCACTATCCATACTACTGGATTAGCAAGCAATGCCGCATTAAAACCTAATGTTGCAACTGTCGCTTCAGTTTCTGCTACTGCTAATGCACTGGTAGATACTGCTGCGGTAGCTTGTGCCGTTCGTGCAAGTCCTAAAACCGCCGCTAAATCTTTGAAAGAATCCTTCATTGATAAGACACTATTCACACCTTGAGCAAAGTTCAAAGCACCTTGCATCTTTTGTGCTATTTCTTGCGCCTTCTTACTCTCACCACCAAACAATTGAACCGCACCAACTACACCTTGAAATGCGCCTAATGTATTCCCCAACACATTGTTTAATGCATTAAACTTTGCTTCAGGATTTAAAGCTTTAACGCGGTTATTGAAGTCTTCTAAATCATCATTTAAATTTGCTACTCTTTGTGCAGCAGTGGTTGCCTCTTTAGAACTTGCACCAAACTTTTCAGCCATTGCTTGCGCTTCATTTTTGGCTTCTTTAATTTGTTGTCTTAAATTCTTAAATTCTACTTCAGCTTTTTTATTAGCATCTACATTATCATTTAAACTATCAGTTAAATTATCAGATGCTTTAGCGGTCTTATTAAATTCATCGGTTAAGCTTTTTAAACCAGCGGTATTACCGACAACTTCAATTACTATTTTATCAGCCATTTTCTTTATACATATCTTCTACTAATAAAAGGTACTCGATTAAGGTAAGCTTCCGATAATTTACACCATACCGCTTACCAACTTTTACTCCAGTGACAAAATTGTTTTCAAGATTTCGTTGGATGTCCAACCAGTAACTTTCAACAATTGTTTCCTTTCCGTTTCGCTGATCTGTTTTAGACATTTCTCTAAATCGGTTGCTGATATATGAGGTAAGGGATATATGTGCCTTAAAGCAATTGGTACACTGCAAAAAAAAACCTCTGGTTGGTCGACATTGTCTTTCCAAAATTTAATCTTCTTTTCAGCATACTTTGCATCATACACATAAGGACTCTCATGTTCATCAAAAAAAGCAACACCAGCCATCTTATAAAGTAACTCTGCGGTCGGAACTATCCAGTTCAAACGCTCTTTAATCATTATCACCAACTCTCCAACCTTCATAATATCTATCTGACCATTCTTGCCCGACATCCACTCATACATCACCTCCACAAATGCTTTTAAATGGTCGTTAGTCATTCGATTATTCCATTCATCATATACCGCTAACGCTTGAAATCCGCGCTCGGTAAATGTGTTGAAACTATCTTGCAAACCATAATACTGCACACCTCCAACAGTGAATGCTGGAACTATTGTGTGACCTTCGTGTAATTGCCAATTAATTACTTTTTCCATAACTTTCTATTGCTTCGTGTAACTTATCTAATTTAGCTATCTCGTAGATATGCTTGTTTTTCATCAATGTAAACTCCGCTCTGTTGCGACAAACCTTTATTAAGATGTTATCGCGTTTGTATTTATCCTGATAACACGCTGAACAATTACACCTCCCTACAAATTCAAAACCTTGTTCAATCAGGTAACCAGTTAAATCAGTTCTAATTTTCTCTAATACTGCTAACAAATCCATAAGTTAACGCATTAATCCCGCATAGTGCAAGTGTATAACCAAACCAATAATGCCACGGCAAATCTAATGTAGGGAATACCCACAATGAATGAACTGATGCCATGCACACTGGACATAGGTAAATCGGTTTTTGCAACCATAGCGGTTTATCTTCAAGTAACTTCTCTATCCAGTTTAATATCATGCCTGGTTCAGTTGCGATGTTAAAACCAATACAGATAAAACTATTTATAATTAATGCTTCTATCATGCGAATGATACTGAATAAATATCTTGTATTAAATCATCAAAAAATGAAGTTTGCATTTGACCTAAAGCAACATACCATTCATTAGTATTTAATGTTAATACAGTGTCTTGATTATTTTTAATAACTATTGATGCATTAATTTCTTGACCAGTTTCATCTTTACATTGCACTAATTGCGCATTAATGTTTGATATTGGTATTATTATTTGCACGAAATCAGTACCAGTGTAGGTATCATCGTCAGTATTATAATTATAATAAACATCATATTCTAATTCAAAATATTGTTTATTGATAGTGCTTAATGTTATTGAAAGATTGCTATAAGCTCTTTCTTGAATTAAATTTGGCATATTAGTCAGATACGATTATTGTGTGAATGAATTTTAAATTTATTGTGTTGTAAACGATATTGTCTATCGTAAATTGAACCTGGTCGGTTAACTCACTATCAGTATATACTTTGCAAGTATAAGTAAACATTTCAGGTGTAAAAAATCCAACTGGGAATTCAGGTGCTGCCGCCCATAGCTGAACATCGCCATCTACATTAGTGCTTACCGCTTGACGATAACGCTTACCTCGGTTTGTTTCAATCACAAAGTAATAGTTACTACTTGGTATAATACCAGCTGGTATAACGTAATTATCCTCGCACGCAGTTAATGTTAATTCATATGCACCTTCACATACAGTTAATGGATTAGTAAAGCTTGCAGGATAGTAATTATCTTCAGTGGTGATAACAATCATTAATGGTACATCGTTCGGATTAGTAATCGTAAACGTAATTACGGAATCAGTCCCAGTGTTTAATGTGGTTGAACCTTGGATAGAATAAGTGATAACATAATTCCATGTACCAGCTAAACCATCCGCTACAATTTGGTCACACCAGTCGGTTAATGATGCATTAGGAGTTAAGTTATAACCTAAACCTTGAACGGTTGTGCTAAACATATACCATCCTGGTACATTGCCTAACTCATCACCTTTAATTGTAATAGTAGTTGTGTATGTTGCCATGCTTCAAATTTACGCATAAATTTTAATAAATTGATGGTGAAACGCAAAACAATAATACCTAAAGCAATCTAAAAAATCGGACATCTTAAACTCACTACTTCTATCTTTTTTAATGTCACCTTCATTGTCTACCTCCACATACTTTAAATCCTTTATTAACCTCACGCAACTATCGTTAATCTGTATGTCCGCTTTCTGCAACAAACTATTCATAAGCACTCTCGTATCGGCAACAGATGGATTAATATTACCGACCTTCATTTGATTGTCGCCTAACATCAGCTTTTGCTTTATTACCGTGTAGTAATTGTAGTTACCTTTAGTCAGTGCCGACCTATTGCGACCAGTGGCATCACCAGTTATAATTAACGGCACATTGTGGAAAGTAGCCAACAATAAATCACATAACTCAAAGATGTCGCTATTGCTTAACGCAAACTCTTGAATGATGCGGATAGTGTTACCATTGCTTTGCCCAGCAATACACGTAATCGGGTCTTTATTGAAGTCAAATGATAAATACACTGGAAGAGATGCATCGTAAAATAGACCACTTGCGATGTGCTTATTCGTATCAAATGCGTAAGCAAATGGATTATTAGTCACATCGACATCCTCCGCTAATATCTCGCACCTAAAGCTTAACTCATCCATGGTTTGCTTTATCTCTTCAATCTCATTAGGATCAATAAATGGATTGTCATAAGTCGATAGGTTAAACGATGCCCAGTTATCTTTTCTATTTGCGTGCAATTGCTTAAAATAGGTTTGCCCAAACTTTGGTGTAGATAGAATCCACGCATCACCTTTAAAATCCATTAGCGTTGGTAAGATGGTGTTTTGCCATGCATCTTTAAACTTCTTTGCTTTCTCCGCTTCATCTACTATCACACGCGCATACTTGCGACCTCGACCACTGTCAGGATTATCCATCGACCAAAAGTCAATCACACCTCCAGTGATAAGCTTTATCTGTTTTGTTTGCTCGTTCTTTTCTGCGATAATAGGCGATAACCTTGTTTTAACTTCAGACCAAACGTCAGCAAGGTCAGTGTAAGTAGGAGTGAAATAGGCAACAAAACCACCACTAATAGCAATTCGAGGTATGAGATAATTGATTGCAAAAGTTGTTTTGCCGAACCTCCTACCGATTTTAAGGACATTAAACCTCTTTGAATTATTAAGTACATTTATTTGTCCCTGGTGTAATTTCTTTAAATGAATCTCGATATCACTCATCCCACTTTATAACTACTTGTTGTTGTTCGTTGGTTATCTTTACTTGTTGTTGTGGTGTACCATAACGATAGTTCATGTAAAGCTTCACAAAGTTAAAGTCGCCACGTTCAACACCACGCAGTAGTACCGCAATGGCGCGGTCATCATAAGGCGATAGCTTACGGATTAGTTCTTGCTCTTCGTCACGTTTCTTGCGACCTGAACCTTCTCTAAAACCGCCTTTCTTTTTGGGAACTTTTGGAATTAATCCATCACTCATATATCAGTTTATTTAGCTAATATTAAATTCTCACCATTACGCAATAACACCTTACATCCTTTCGCCTTCTCAATTATTGCTTTATCGTTACCATCATGCTCAACGCACCATATCTTAACATCAGGTAGTTCATCATAAAGGCACATGAACAAATCAGTCGAACTACCTTCCACATCAATATTCACAAAATCGTACATATGTCCAACCTTTTCAAGTAAGGTCTTATGATGACAAGTCATTACTGCTATCATATCAAATGGTGTTTGCTTTTTCCATTTCTCTACATTCGGTAAGTTATGCGTTGCAGTCGCTTGGATGTTATCGTAAAAGTCAACCAACTTTTGGTCATCTGTAACAATGCACGCATTAACCAAAGTTAATTTATTTTTATACTCCTCCACATTTTCTTGCAACTTTATAAATGTTCGTGGTGATGCCTCAACCATTACACCAGTCCATCCGCGCTTAACTAACTCGTAAGTGTTGCTAAAAGTTATTCCATCAAAAGCACCAATGTCCAAGAAGTGACCAGTGCTATCACCTAAATAGTTTAGGATTATTTGCTCTTCGTTATTTTGACTATACATTATTTTTTTGTTCTATAATAGTAATAATACTCAACCTTATCAATAAAGCCAGCACTGGTAACCAAACCGCTATTAGCTAACTTCAAACCATAATCTTTGTCCTCACCAAATGTCTTTTCAGGATAACCAACCTTTAATGCTATCTCGGTTCGTATGGCGTTAATGTGCATTATCGGGCGATGGTAAATCGGGTACTTGCCTTGCTTTGCCGTTTCATAAGTCTGACCATGCTTATGAACGAACTCAATCGGATTGCGACCATCAGTATAAATCAAACCTTTAAATCCTATCACATCCACGCCCATGCTTATCATCTCTATGTGGTCGCTTATGTATGTGTCTGCTACCAGGTCATCGTCATCAATAAAGACACAGTAAGGTGTTTGGACTTGCTTAAGCATTAGGTTTCTAATCTTACCTATGTTTACGTTACCTTCATTAACGCAACTAATAATCTCCACGTGCGTTTGATCTTGCGCATTCAAGCACTTCATTAACCGCTCAAGGTAAAAGCCACGCTTCTTAAGTGTAGGTATGAGAATGGTCAAATACTTTTTAGAGGTCATAACCGCGCTTCTTTAGTTTATCGTAAATCATCTTACCATTGGTGTATGCATAGTGACTATTCTCGCGCTCATAAGTTGCATCTTTAGGTGCTTTACCTACAATGTAATGCATATGCTCAAACAATAGATGTCTGCAATCAATTAGGCAATCTAACTTCTTAACCACATCCAACAGAGCATTGTCAGCAAACAGACTAAAGAATTCGGGATGGTAGATGTAACCTATGCGCTCGTATAAGCTTTTGCTCATGATAGGCAAACTCATAATGTCACCATCACTTATACCATCATTAACCAGGATGCCATACATATCGCGGTCAATCTTAAGCTTAAGTAGTTCGTTCCAGTGACGCGGTGTTAGGAAGTCATCCGATAAAACAAGGAAGCAATCACCACTGGCAATCTTTGCCGCATTGTTGCACGCATCGACTAATGAACGGTTATTGTTAATGATCAAAGTAATTCCTGATGGCACGCACCATTGCGCATAACACGTTTGTTCTGCATCGTCACTATCAATACTCACAATGTACTCAAGTGTATCTACACTACTATCGAAGTTATTAATGCAACTCTCTGCTGCTTCAAATGCTTTTTGGCATCGACCTCTACTTGGATGAATGATTGTCCATTTCATATTTATCTACAATAACTTTAAATCCGTTTGTTTCTAATTCTTTAATGCGGTACTTCTGCAATTCACTCAACCTCCCTTTCTCGTTCTTGACCTCCACAAATAATACCTCACTCGGTTTGATGCACAATAAGTCAGGTATGCCGTTCTTATTCGTTTTAGCCAATTTAATAACATAGTACCCATCCTTTTCATATTTGGCAATTACTTTCTTTTGATATACACTCTCAAGCACCTTGACCTTTGTATTTCTTGCGGTAATTTTTGGACATTTTTAGTCCACTATTTTTCTTTTTGGAATGCACACCAGGTCGCTTACGCCTCGCCTTTTTGATGAACCTTGTGCTTATTGTTTTGGTTGCTTTCGCCATTGATTTATAATTGATTGATTGATAGACTATTGACTAATCTATTTAGAATTAATCTAAATAACTACTCCACTATTTGCCAATAAATAGTACCGTTATCGCTGGTGTTAGTTGACCTAATCTCAAAGCTTACGTTGTTAACCGTGTTAGGCGAAAATATGTACACGTTACCGATTAAGGTAGTGTTGTCCTGATTACGCGTAAGTATAACCGCTTTACCAGCATGATAAGAACTTACTGTTGCTCTCCCAGCTACCAAGTCGATATAACCTGATAACTCATAATTGATGGTTGGTGTATTTGTAACTGATACAACCTGATTTACTCCATCTTCAACCCATTGGTAAATTATGTCTTGTCCCATTTTAATAATAATAATAAATGCAGTATGAATTTGCCCCACTAAATATGTTACCTAAACTCGATGCTGATGCTGGCAAAGTTGTGTAGGTTAATGATTGACTATAACCAGTTATAAGTCCATTATTTAATGTCCCAGTAGTACCAATAACATCAGGTAAATTTAAATTAGCTATTGATGCAACAGTTCCAGTGCTTGCGTTGCTAAAATAAGCAAACCAATATAATCCTTTAGTTAATGTTACTGATAATCCAGTTACAATCCTTTGTCCAGTTGAACCATCTAAAGTAATCGTACCACTGTCAACTAATCTACTTGATGGTTGGTTAGTAGATGCATTGTTTGAATAAATACCTACTCTCGCAGTATTACCAGTCCCAGCTATTGTTACAACTGAAATACCTAACTGTGTAATAGTAATATCTCTCTCAATTATAACTGGACTATATCTAATGCTATTTGCTACGTTAGGTGTTGAGCCAATAGCTAATGCATTAGTTGAAGGGGTGTAAAATCTACCACTTAACCTATATGCCCAAGGCGAGGTAACCTTACCATTAAATGTACTCCAGTCTGTAGAGGATAATACTCCAGTGTTTGATGCACTTGCATTACCAGTAATGGTTGCAATAGATGCAGTCTTCCACTGACTAACTGAACTATCAAAATATAAAGTGTCATTATTGTTTGGTGCGGTTGCTTGCACATCATGTAGTTCATCCAACTCATAACCATTCTGCGGACGCACATACATTCTACCCGCTGAACCAGGACTTGCAGTAAGTACATAGCCAACATAAACTAAATGGTTTGGTGCTGATGGTTTAATTTTAGTAAACGAACCAGCCGTTGCACCTAAATAAATAGGATCACCATCCGCCCAAGTCGATGTTGGTAATATCGATAAGTTGTCAAGCTGACCTTGCATGATGATTAATCCTTTCTGATTTGCTGCTATTGATGTCGATTGAACAACTCCGATAGTTTGTGCTGATGTAGCATCAGTTGTATTCGATGCAAGCTTAACTCTTAATCGGTCGCCAGTACCACCAAAAGCATATACCGCTTGACCTTTAGTAATCGTTACACTATCAGCATTTGTTACGTATGCAAGCAATGTGTTTGGTGCAGTACCTATACACTGAAAAGCATCAGTAGTTGAATTATAAACGGTTAAAATCTCACCGCCATCTACAATGTCACCGCCTATTAATGCACCATCATTATTGCGATAAAGTGCTTTAGCACCTAAAGAATTTACGTTTAATGTACATCCAGTTGTGTTACCATTAGTAAACCTAACCAAGTATGCATCACCATCCGCATAAGAAGTAACACCAGTTATACTTACCGCATAAGTATCAGTTCCTGATGCCGTGCCGTGTAGTATACCACCACCAGTTGAAGTACCAGCATAATTATTTATAATTGCATCTACCGCAGTTTGCAATGCTATTGCTGATGCTACTGATGGACTTGTGCAATCGGTGTATAACAATTTAAACTCCTGACGATAAATTGAACTTTCGTATTCGTGGGTATTTAAAATAAAATAATCACCATCGACCGCCGTTGAACAATAAACCTTTTTAAATAAAAGTTCATCACCATCGACAATAACTTTAAGTATAGTTGCACTTTCATCTATAAATTGATAACTCATACGCGATAAAATGTTAATCCTTTAAACGTTACACCTTTTGCAATGTAGGTTTTCAAAGTTAGGAAAGTTTTTACAGAACCATTAAAAAAGAAGTCATTAATCTCATGAATATTGTCAAAGATAAGCCCAGTTTCAACATTTAGCAACTTACCACTTTTATTACCAAACTTACCTTTTGCATATGTATTACCTAATTTAGCGAAACTATATTTCAATTTAGCTGCATAACTACGATAACCAATTGCGTTTTTATTGCCTTTAGATTTATAACTAATAAGTGCAATTGACTTTTCACTAAACTTTTTACCTAACCTATTTTTATTACCAATCATTCGATTGCGCTTTTTAATAGGATCTTCCAAAACTAAATTGCCGCCTGGTAATATGTTTACCAACTTACCACCATCGATGCGCCGACCATAATGTTTTATCCAGTATTTTTCGCGCTCCATGATATGCTTTCTATCTTCACTCTCCTCCACTATTTCAAAACGAAATCCATCCTTTGCCATTTCTTTCCACGCTACACTTCTTTTGCTTTCATCGTATGCTCGGTGATATTTACTAATGCCGTTATTTTTTCTGCATTTGCCAATGCCTACATAGAAAACTTTATTGTCATAATAGTGTTTATAGAGAAAGTACATAATCTTTTTTGAAAAGTCGCAACGTATAATTTTTTTTATTTTTTACGGCATTGTAAATTTTATGCTCAATACCATTAATTGCAAATATCCAAAATATTTTGTTAAAAGTCCTGACATTGGTTGTCATCCTATCACGTGCTTGAAAGTAGGTAACTGCTGAAAAATCAATATTCATAAACACTAAATATTCAGCATTTTTCAAACTAATACCCTCGCGTCCACTTACCATTTGTAATGCTATAATCTTATCGGTAGTGTCAAACTCATGTAAATCCTCTGTTAACGCTCTTCCAAAGACCTTATATAACATTACTAATTCTGTCCTAAACTTATAAAAAATGCCGATTTTTTTACCCTCAAAATGTTTTTTTATAAATTCAGCTTTAGTAGTATCTATTATTATTCCTTGATTATCTTCAGTTAAAATAGTACCTGAATAAAGCTGATGTAATTTACCCATTAATTTAACACCAGTATCAGCCAATACATCCCCATCAGGTAATTGAATAACTTTATTAGCTTCTAATTCATCAGCAATATTATATACATCACTGTTCATTTTTACATAAAGGACTTCCTCTGTAATTTCAGTGACAAATCCACTACTTTTTTGTGACCATCTAATAAAATAATCATCAATTTTCGGAAATAATTTAGATTCATAAACTTCGCTATAATCATTTACGATACCATAGCCAAATTGCTTTTGCTTAATGTTAACATAGATTTTTGCCCACTGGTAAAAGTTCATTCCAACAAATGGATTTTTTTGGCAAACAAAAAATTGATGAAATATCTGACTATAACTTTCGGGATGCGGTGTGCCACTTAAAAGTATCTTATCCGTTTCATAATAAAAATTACGAAGTTGTGAAACGCGTAAACTTGGTTTTGGAAAAGCACCTAAAGTATGTGCCTCATCACATATTATTAGGTCAAAGTTATCCCTAATTTTGTGTATGCTTTCGTAATTAATTACCCTAATTTTATAACTAAATCCGAAGTTAGTGTAGTCATCTTCAATACTTTTGATGGCTTTCTTTTTAGTCAAAAATAAAACATTCTTTTTACCTAATAATTCAGCCGCTTTTAGTGCCATTAATGTTTTGCCAGTACGCACCTCCGCGGCAATATAACAAAAGCCAAACTCTCTGACCTTTTCAGCAGTCTGTTGCGCTATCCTTTTTTGATAATCTCTTAATTCCATCTTACAATCAGGTTTTTAGTTACCGCTTCTTTTGACCTTTCGTATTTTAATCCAAAAAATTTGCATGAACTATCCAGTGCTTTGCTGAACCTTTGTTTAGAATAGTCCTTTTCGCTAAACTCTGACTGCGTTAAAAATTCGGAATACAAGCTGCTAATCTTTGTCCAGTCCTCCACTTTTCGCTCAACAAACCAATCATAAAATTCAGGTGTAAACTTATCACTAATGCGCTTCTGTATTGATGTTTCTGATTCAGCCATTTTACGCAAGTCATTGCCTAAATAAAACTGAACTGATGTTAACATGAAAGTGTAAAAAATATCCCATCGTTCAGCATTCCACCCGATAAATAAATGTTCGCCCAGGTAGTCAACTGGTGTATTTTTATCATTAAAGAAATTGCTAAACTCAAGTAAAAATTGCCTTCTGTTAGATGCTTGAGATTCATTATCGATATTATAATTTGTGGTAATTAAAAACTTTGGGGAATTTTCGTAGTCAATAAATAATTCGTCTTTATTTTTCTTTTCTACTGTTAAACCATCAGTAATCTTACTAAATAAGCTTTCAAAAGGTAAATTCTTTTCAGTGTCCTGAAGTAAAATAATTTTAGTGTCAATAGTGATACGTTGAAAAGCAAACGTTTTATTGGGATCAAATCCTTTTCCATCAATAGTAACCGTTTTACATAATTTGCTAACGGCTTTCGTTAGTAATCCCTTTCCAGTACCACCGCCAACTTTATGATTTGAACTTTCCTCACCAAAAATAATACAGTAAGGTTTCATTTCATCTTTATAATCGTGGAGGAGATAACCGATAATGTTCATGCAGTAATCAGCACGGTCTGTATTATCCGCGTTTATTTTCCAAATAAATTTATAAAATGGATGCTCAATAAAGTTATCGTTTAACTTAATCTCATGTTTAATAACTGAACTTTTCCAAACCACATAATTTTTAATGTCATCATGTGAATACTCCAACAACTCGATGCCGTTGGTAGCACTTACTCGCGCAATGCCATTTAAAAAAGGAAAGTATGCATAGTGCTTATCACTCTTTAATATTTTAACATTAGTGTATTCAACAAATTCCATCTGACCATCACTGAATAAAGTGTTTGACCTTTGTTGAACTATCTCAAGTAAATCATCACGCATGATACTATCAAACACATATGATAATGACATTATGTAATCATAAATAGCATCTTTAATGTCTGTTATTTTAACCTCCTCAATTAATCCCTTTTCAATCTTAACATATCGAAAGGTATTATCAATTCGATATCGATAAATGTTCAGGTGATTACTAATAAACTGCGTGAACTTATGCAACTGAATTTTAATAGTCGGCTTTCTATCCTTATTCGGAATGACCTCCCAAAATTGCGCAATCTTTTTACCTTGGTTAGCTTCGTAGTTGTCTATTATTTCGGCGCAATCAGCAATGCTTAATCCATCCAGCTTACGTATCTCATCTATTATTTCATCCTTTTCGGCATTGTCAGCTTTCATCGAATGGATGACCGATGCATATTTACTTTTTATGTTTTTACGCACTCGACCATATCCAGCATCCAACAATTCCTTAAAGCATTTAGTCCAGTCATTATTACAGTTTAAAAGGCAATAGATTGCACTTTTATTGTATGCTTTTTCACTTTCGAATTGTGTCGATGTACTAAAGCAATAAAACTTATTTAGGTCTTTATGATATGTGCCTGATGTTTTACTCGATGTGTCACCTGGTCTTTTCAAAAAGAAACGTGTCCCATTTTCCTGGACAATTGTCCAACCATGTTTAGTAAATTCAGTTAAGATATCACCGCGCAAATTATAATCGTCAAATGGACTATCGATAAAACTACTGTCATCGACATCCTTAATCTTTTTTGGAACTATAACCTCACTTTCAACAACCTGATTAAATGATCGTGCCAGTGTCAATAGTAAATCGCGCTCTTCAGCACTAATTAAAATTGCCTCGGTTCGTAAACTTTGAAATTCATAACCTGATGTTGGAGGTGCTAAACAATATCCTTTCTCCGCTTTAATTTCAATTAGCACTTTTACCTTTTCATTTGGATTATGCTCTAACTCTTCGTCAGTACAATAACGATTAGCTAATTTGCAATTTTTAGAACATTCGCCATCTGTTAAATAAATGAGGTGATAACCATTACTTGGAGTGCGCACTATCACTAACCTATCAATTAGGTCAGGCGCATGATTGCGGATAGTTTCTGCGTAATTTTCGAAAAGCTTTCCAGTAAGGTCATACTTGCAGTCGATGTCAATCATCTCTCGACCTTTACTTACTTTACCGCCGATGGTTGCTATACCTATGGCATCAGCAAAAAACTCTTCGGCTTCCTCTTCAGTCATTAACTGACTTTGGTACTTTGTCCAACTCTTAATGGTTGGCACTTTAAGCTTATTTACTGGTAATACACTGATGCCTTGTTGCAAATAAGCAATAGCTTCTTTAATCATAATGGTAGAATTAAATAGTTAAATTTTATTTGGGATAAAGCTTACAAAAATAACTCTACCATTTATGATAGTAAATATCTTATTTTAACTAATAAACTTTATCCCGAATGTAAAAGTAAAATAAAAAAATACAATAGCAAGTAGTTAAAGGTAAGTGTTATTAACATTGGTTAGGAAGGAAGGAAGGTATGTTTTCCTATTATCCCCTACCTTTTAGCATTTTATACTAAAATAGGCACTTTTTATAAAATAATTAGTAGATATAGAAAAAAGCGCTTCTTTACCTCCCACTCATTGAAAATCAATGTTTTAAAAACACGAAAACGCTTCCTAAAACGCTTCCAAAACGATTCCAAATACCTTCCCAACTTTCCCAATCTTCCCAAAAGTCAAAAAAAAACGCTTCCCGAAAAAAAAAACGCTTCCCATAAAAAAAAGTGCATTTTGTTAATAAGTTATAAAAAAGAAAGGGCGCAAGATGCGCCCAAACTAACAACATAAAACAAATTAACAACTACGCGAAAGGATCAGCGACATTGTTTGACGCTGGCACTGGCACTGCATCAAAGGTTGAACTTAAGACCTCGATGTAATCGGCATTGCATTGAATGTCGACTTTTTTCTCTCCAGTTTTGGTTGTCCATTCAGACAACTCTATTCTACCTGACACGGCAACTTTAGAACCTTTGGTTAACTTTTTAGTTAACTCGATTGCTTTACCTTGTGGATAGAATTTAACACATTTAACCCAGGTTGTATCATATTGACCGTTCTTGTTTTTTTTCTGCGATGCAGCCACGCTGAACGATAAAATTTGATATTCGGATGTGTTGTTAACTATGGCATCTTGCCCGATAGTCCCAGTAACATTAGCTTGTAACATAATTTTCAGTAATTTCTGTAAAGATAACTATTGCATCGATAACTCCAAAATTCGATTTTTCTTGAATGCTATCATCTTTGTTACGGCATCTCGCGATGCGTCAGTGTTAGCGGTTCGGAGTTTTAAATGCTTTGTTAACTCTTCAACTTCTTTTTTAAGTTTTTCGATTTTAATTCTGTTTTCCATAGTTCTGTTAAATAAGTATCAATTAAACGATTTCTTTCTTGCAGTTTATTAATCTCTTGCTGGTGCTGATTGATGCGCAAGGCATTTGTAAATTCATGCAAAGTAAGATTGTTATTAAGCATGATGTTTTCACGATAAGCATCTATCTTTTCAAGATGCATTAATTGAGCTTCGAGGTTCATCTCGAATTCTTTTTTAAGACGCAGTTCCGTCATATTCAAGTAGTATTAAATGGTTATCAATTTCAATAATTCTAAAAAAGTAAAATTCATCTTTTACCATAAGTGAGATGCACACGTTGCCCCAAACTGTCCAGGCAATTTCTCGCCATGTAAGTTTAGCTAATTCATCGCGTAAGGCATTAACGAGGTTGTCGCGCTCGCGCTTATTCATTTCATCAAATGGATATTCGTTAAGTTTAAAGATAAATTTCATCGTCATTATATCTTGGGAGGTTCATAATCTCATTTGCCAATTGTTCAAGTGTCTTTTTACCTTTAAAGTAAAGTTCAATTTCAGCTTTTCTGCGCCTAACAAGTCCTGGTAACTTGCGTCCTCCACCATGAACCCATTTCATCCAGGCAATTTCAATACCTTGGGCATTAGGATCAGCATTAATTAGTTTTATCAATGTTGATTTACGTAAAGCATTCCAACCTATGTTATACGATAATGATATTAAAGCATCATATTGGTTTTGGTTTACTTTAGCAGATAGGAATGAGTTAACCTGATTTTCAAATTGCACAACCATTTTAGCTAATAATACAGTAGCATCCGCTTCAGATATAGGTTTATCAGTCATTTTTACTTTGCTTCCATCGAGATAGAATGTTGCACCATAACCAATGGTCGGAATGCCAGCTGGACATTTGTATGGCTTCGGACAAAAACCTTCGAAGTATTTAATTAGTTTAATTCCGTTTTCTGATATTTTCATAAATTTCAATTATTATAACGATTAACATACTGATGCCCATCAAAGGCATTAAATATAAAATGAATTTAATTAGTGTTTCCATTTTGTAAATAATAGATTAGCATTAGCCAGTGCTGACTATCGATGCCATAATTTTTTAAATAGTATTTAGTTGGATTTTTTGTAGGATTAGCGATATCAAAAAACGGATTCCACGCATAAAAATTTGGTTTGTAAGCAAAATAGCACCATTCAAATCCGTATAGGTTAGCCGCATTAATTACATCCTGAACATAAGCACTACTATTTTTAGACCATCTGACTGCGTTAAACTCTCCCAAATAAATTGGGTAGCCATGATTATCACTCCACTTCTTAACCGCCTTAAATCGCTTTAAAATAGTGTCTGCATTAAAGTTTGGTAAAGGATAATCAATACCTTTCGGGCGACCTTTCAAACCTTGATGTGTATAGTTAAACGGCAAATACATATGAAAGTTGTAAATTAAACTACTATCCATAATATTAAAGGGCAAAAACTTTCCGTAGTTTGTAGGCAATCCATAAGCACCAGGTGTAAGCATAAATAAAGCTTTATTATCTCGCTTACGTATAATGGCAAGTGCTTTAATGTAAAACTCTTCCAAACGTGGAGGACTTATAACCGTATCTTTTAATTTTATTGCTGGTTCGGAAAGGAACTCATAGATGTAAACCTTGTTTGCAAACTTTGCACCTACTTGGTCGATGTATTTATAAGCTTTGTTCAGGTAGTTAGTATCCGCCCAAAACATCGGCATTTCATCCGTGATAGTATCAAATGATAGGTCATTAAATGCAACAACTGGTTTGATGCCTTGAACGTTGCATTCGTCAACTAATCTCAAAGCCCAGTTCAATTCTACTTTAAACGCACTATCAGGTGATATCTTAAATTTTTTAGCGCGATCTAATGGCTTTATCATGATGCGCAAGTTTTGGACATTGCATTGTTTAAGATAGGCAACATCAGCTTTACTTCCACTACCTGACATAATAGTTACACCTTGTCCAAATGCCTGGGATAGCATTAGAATAAAAGCAACTAATGTAATAATGAATAGCCATAAGTCAAATTTGCTTTTAGGTTGCACAACTGGAAGTGCATAAAGTGTCGAATTAAGGCAAGTGCATTGATGCGGATAATGATAGATGCATTCTTTTGCATACTGGAATTTCACAATATCACCAACAGTCCAGTTGTACTTTTTGTAATATGGATGTATGGGCAAATCGTGTGAGATTGCTTGTTTATCTTCAGTCAGGTAGGTGTATTTAATTAGCCACTCACCGCTACTATCTTTAATAACTTCTCCGTTCATTTGTTTAAGAATTTTTCGTGGTAATAATCACCGCCTGATTTGGGCGATTTATAATCTGTTGCGTTGGCATATTCGTAACCTTCGAGGTATGCGGTGTTGTAAGCATCCTGGATAATGCGTTGCTCTTCCATTTCAAGTTCCCAAGCATTTTCTTTGAAGTAATCACCTACTCCCATAATTCCTTTTTCGTCAAGGATTTGTTTTAACTTTTGAATTGTTGTCATAGTATTTAAATTTTTGTGACCAGTGAGAGATTCGAACTCTCATCCCCATATTTTCCACGCTTCAAAAAACCTATTAATTAAAGCTATATGGTTGTTCCCCAAGGCGCTATTCATTCACGCTTACACCAACTGGTCGACCGTTTTACAGATTGCAGAGAATTTACTTTATAGATTATTAATAAATATCATTAAAAAATGGATGCGCATTTTCAAATTTATCTAATAATTCATCCTCCAAATCTTTTTCATTTACACCTAATTTATATGCATAAACTAATTGTTCTCGATTAATATTTTCAGCGACTACAAATAATGATAATGCTCTATCATCTAATTTCATTATTTTACTTAATTCGTCTTTTAAGAATTTTACTGATGTTTTACCCATTTGTCACCTCCTCTGTACCAAAATTTGTTCTAAAGAAATTAGCACTTCTTTTAGCCGCGTCATACTCATCGTAAGTCATTGTGTCCTGGTCATAACGCATTTTGATATGGTCAAACACTTCCAGTTCAAGTGACCATCGGTCGGTAGTCATGTAACCTTCACGAAACGCCGCTTCGATGTTTTTAATTTCTTGACCTTTTAACTCTGCTAATAGGTCTTTAATCTCAAATAAGATATGCATTGAATGCTCATTATTTGACATCATTTGATTTATTCTTTCTTTGATAATCTCTGTTATCAATAAAGAATGCACATTGTTGATTTTTGTCGTCATAAGGAATAGATGTTAAATAGCTTTGAATTTTTTTTGATGGTGAAGTAAATCTATCACACTGGTATTTGATGGGGCAAAGGTAGCCGTTGCATTTAGTCATTTATAAACTTGTTTAATAATGTCAATTGATTTTTCGATTCCGATACATTCTTTAAACTGACCATTTTTTTTAAGTTGGTTAAACTCATTTTGCAGTAGTGCTAATATCATAGCTAACTTTTGCTTTTCATCTTTAGTCAGTGCCATTGCCAGTGCGGAGGTGTAATAGTTTTAGTTTGAGTTTGATTAATTGCCTTAATGATGTCATTGACCGTAGGCATTCCATTATACTTGCGACACTGCAAGAACTGGATTAAGAGATTAAAATTAGTTCGTTTCATTTTAAAATAGTGTTCTTTGTTTTAGAAATGGTTGTAATCTTTTATTTGCTATATTGATATAATCTATTGACATTTCACTACCAATAAAATTTCTATTTGCTCTAATACAAGCTTCAGCGGTTGAGCCACTACCCATGAAAGGGTCATAAATTAAACCACCTTCAGGACATCCAGCTAATATTGGTTTTTTAATTAAATCATCAGAATATTGCGCATAATGAGATTCACGATTTGGTTTTGTTGGTATGTCCCAAAAGTCAGAAACATCTCCAGGATTTTTACCTAATGGATTAAAAGATACTGCATTTGTTGCAATCCACTCATCATTATTACTTTTTGCATTATCAGCATATTGATGTCTTTTGCCATCATTTCTTTTATCATCAGACCATTTATGCTTATCTCTAATACTATCCAAATCAAAATAATATTTTTCTGACTTAACCATAAAAAAGAAATATTCATGTTTTTTAGTAAATCTATCTTTAACTGAATCAGGCATTCCATTTCTTTTTGCCCATACAATATCGTTTCTTATTATCCAACCTCTATCTATACATCCAATTGCAAATCGATGAGGAATAAGCATTAAACATTTAGAAATTCCTCTATTTACAATTGTTTCTCTTTTATTACCAAATCCAGCTCTTCCATTATTTGATGCCATAGAATTATTACCTCCGTAAGTATCTCCAAGATTAATCCAAACAGTTCCTTCAGGTTTAAGCACACGATAAATTTCATCCATCATTTGCCATAAATGCTCAAGATATTGCTGAAATGTTGGTTCTAATCCCCATTGACCTTCGTAACCATAATCACGAAGTTGCCAGTATGGAGGAGATGTAATTACACAATCTAAATAATTATCAGGCATTTTTGATAATGTATCTAAACATGATTCATTATAAATTTGATTAATGGCTTGCTTCATAATTTAAATAAAATTGTATTCCGTTTAATGAACAAGCTGAATGGTTGGTTCGCTCATACGTATGATAACACATTGCTTTCTCACTTAATGTTGCCTCACGCGCTCTAATAAATCCACCATCTAACAGATACTGGAACTCGTCAAATGGGAAGAGGTCATTCATATAAAAAATCACTCCTCCCCATAACACCTCATTAAACTCTGCGCAGTTCGATTGCAACACTATAAATTGACCTTTCTCAAGTTTCATTTGACTATAATTATGATACTCGAATTTAGGCATTTTAACCTTTAATGTATGTTCAAATTCAACCATTCGCTCAATTCAGTTTCAATTATTTGACTAAATGTGTGATTAGTTTGGTCTATTGCCAGGTGATTATTTTTGTCTAGATAAGATTTCAGACAGTCATTTAATAGGTCGCTAAATGTGTAACCTTCAACCGCACTTAATACCTGGTAAGCTTCTGACTTTAGGACTGGATGTATGTTAAGATAGCAAAGTTCAGATGTCAGTTTAGATGCTTTACCTAGCTTTTGAAACACCAAGTGCAACATAATAGGATCATATTTAAATGATGTACCAGCATTAATAATGTTTAAATTGCGCTTTCTCATTTACGTATCATTTGTTGGAACTTCATTTGTAGTTCAAATTTAGTTATTTTTCTGTCATCAAATATATAAAAGTTTTCTAACATTTTAATTTTGCCTGACTTTAAATTTTCGGCTAACCATTTCTCAAATGCGCCTTCATACTGTATATTCATAATTTCTCGTTCTATGTACCAAATTGCTTTTTTAAGGTCTTCGGTTGGGTTAAATTTCTTTTTATATCTACCAAGGTACTTTACTGCGTTACCTATGTTAAAGTTGCAATCCCAAGCTTCTATTACTTTGATTACTTCATACACCTGGTCACCGCCGTAATGGTCAGGATTCGAAACCATATTTGTCAAAGATGTGCTTTCGGCACTCTTCGATTCGGAGTTTAAGTCGTTCGATATCTTCATCGTTTCGGTCGATTGTAATTGTGTGAATTTTTTCTTTGTAGGACAAGTCATCGTAAGTTGAGTTTTTGCGGATGGTTTCTATTGCTTTATTGTATTCGTCAGTGCCTTCAGTAAATTTATAACCTACTTTGCGAATTTCATCGTCTACTAATTTAGTAGGTGTATTGATTAGGCAATAGGCAAGTTGAGCGACTTTAGCACCAGTCAACCACATATAACCTTGGAGTTGCCAGTAGTACATCTTATTTAACTTCTCTTCCTTTGAGGCAAAGAATGTAAAGATATCCCAGGATGATTTAATGTCGATGATAGTAATTGCATTCTCGATTGTGTCACCTTCGTAAGTGTCGGGAGTGCCTATTATCCAGTCATTCCAAAGTAGCTTCTCATTCTTATTATAAAGCTTACGTGTGACAACAGATAGTAGTGTTAAACTCTCTTCCTCCACTTCCGTGCCTTTAGTCATGTACTTACTTTCTACAAACTTTGAGCGCTGGTATTTTTCAAAAATATACTTTTCACGCAAGTAAGTTTTAGTAGTTTCGCTTAAGCTTTCGCTTTTTAATTTTGGTTCAACCATTAGGTTGCCAAGTCCTGAACATCTAAATTTCATTTCTTAAAAGTATTAAGTTTATCTTGGAATTGGTCTTGTAGTGCTACTGGTATAATTTCTTTGATGCTCATTAATTCCGCTTCATTTGCTGATGTTGAAATAAGCATTGCCACACGTTGCTCTTTTGCGTCTATTACCGATTTATCAGGTGTATAAGCTACGGTATCTTTGCGGTTAAGGTTAGCACCAAACAAAGTCCCGAAATGGTCGCACGCATCTTTAATTGCGATTGTTTTAGCTATTGGGAATGCCATTGACAAAGCACCGTTATTAATGTTAGCCAAGTCAGCAGCTGATGAACCTTGTTTTGTTTGCAATTGTTGCGCACCAATACCATCATGGTAACACATCTCGTTAGTGATAGGATTAAGATAGTGAACGCGCACCACTACATAAACACCATTAAACGATGTACCTTCACGTAGGACTTCAATTTTGTATTGCTTGAATACACGGCGTAACAGATACTCAATTTTGTCGATTGGTAGGTAATTGTAATCCTTAATGTACGGATGTTTTTTTACCCAGTTAGCTGGAGGTGCTTGGTTCAGTAGCAAATTAAGTTGCTCATTTTTGTATGCCTCTTCCAAGTTATCGTTGAATAGTTCGGCAATTGTAGGTAGTTTATTCATATTTTTTTAATTGATTTTCGTATTGTTCGATTAAATGATTAAGGTCAGGATTAAGTTCACACGCGGTAATGATTGCTTGAAGATGTAGCTTAACAGTGTGATCATCATTTTGAGCGATTGCTTTTCTAATAAAGAACTGAATGTGACCTATTAGGTGAGCGGTTGCCAGTGTAGAGTTAATTTCACTTATTGTCATGTTTAATAGAGATTAGGATTAGAAATAAAATGAAAGCAAAGATTGCGATGGATGTCCATGATGGAGTGATGAACTCCGCATATTCAAGTTCGGTCATTAAGAGCATACAACCTCCTCCACAAATAAAGTGTAACCATTGTCAGGTTGGTATTTAAAAAACTCCGTAGAGATTTTAAGTACACCGTTTTCATCTTGTAAAAATCCATCTCTCCAGTTACGAGTGATAAATTCTGACGCTTCCCAATTTGAGTGCGTGATTTTCGCGCCTTGTCTAACAAGTGCGATAGCTTCTGATTTGTTGAATGTTGTTGACATATTTTTTAGTTGTTTATGTCAGCAAATATATAAACTGCAATAATACGAAAGCACAAAGTCAACACTTTTTTTTCTTAAAAAATGCTAACTAATTGATATTGTAGTTAAAAACTTATATAAACTAATGGTAGATTTTTGAAAATTCTACTATCGTACTGGCTAAACTATCATTACAATTCACACCATTGTACATCGTTAAGATGTAAAAAACACTATCGTTCGTATAGTTATATACTTGCACCTGGGTGTATTCCATCTCTTCGTATAGTGCGCCATCGTTATCATTAACAAGTACCTTTTGATATGCGGAATAAGATTGACCAACCTTTGGAGTTAAGCAATAATTGGTTAATTGAACTGCTAAAATCCTGATTAGAATTATTGATATGATTAGCATCAAAGCACTAACAACATACACTCTTTTCCCTTGCATCATAGAACCTTAAACATTTATTACAAAATCGCCAAACTTCGTGGTTACTTACCACCATACTTCCACATATAGTGGTTAATGACAATGCCAGCGACTGCGGCAAATGCAGCGGTTTGGTAAAAGTGCAACTTTCTTTTCTTACGATTAAGGTCATTTTTTAATTGGTCAATATTGCCTAACAATTCAGTTTCTCCAACTTCGTACTGCGTGATTATCGAACGTAGGTCTTTAATAGTACCTATCTGTGATTTAATAACCACATCCTGGTTAGAAATGAATTTATCTTTTAAACGCAAATTACTATCTAATAAATTTAACGCTTGCTTGTCCGCATCATAACGGATAAGGTCTTGCACCATGTACTGGACAAGTTTCTTATTCATTATTACAACACTATCGGATACTGTCTTTGTAGCGCTCTGTGAGAAACTCGTTAAGTTGTTTAGTAGTATAACTACTAACACGATTAGCTTTTTCATTTGCTTGTGATTTTATGTAAATAACTTTGGTTTGATTATTCGCTATTAAACTATCCATAATAACTAAACTATCCTGAAGAGCCGCAATGGTCAGTTCATAACCTTTAATCTCTTCATTCAATCTAACTAACTCTTCTTGATATTTGCTTTCTTGTGGAGGAGTTGGCTTTGGATTTCGTGGGATGCTAAAAAAAATAATTAGTCCAACAACTAAAATAAATCCAAGTGTAACTAATAGCTTTCTCATTGTTCAGTAGTTTTTACGGTCATTTTCTCAACAAACTTAAAAAGAATAACCATAACTACCAAAAACTGTTTTGACTTTGGCGATAGCATATCGATGGTGTATCCCATTGCTTCCGCCGCTTGAATAGCACCAATAAGTGCCAAGAAAATATAACTTAAATCATTTAATGCGCCGATACCATCTTTGCGCCAATTCTTAAAACTTACATTTATCATTTACTTTTAGGATTTTAAAAAAGGCACTCAATCTTACGGGATCAAATGCCTCTTTGATTAATACACTTTTTGCATTATTTGAACTATTTGTGATTCGTGTCTGTCGACATCTTTCTTTACTTGCTCAATCGAGCTTTCATGCATAATGCTTTTGTCACGAATTTTCTTGAAGTCCACGTAGATGTCGCCAACCAAGTAGATTAATACTGGTAGACCTATCACTGTCATCAATTGATGTAACATTGATAAGTGATTTTTTTGACGCACCGTCATAACATTATGGAGTTGTTACGTAGCAGTTAGTAAAGATACCAGCTGGGATATCATAAGGCACTGGTGACAATGGAGATGACCAAACCGCCATTACATTCCAAACAACATTTGACTTTGTATCGTCAGCGATGTCATTTTTAGGAGTGAATGTACAAGGTTCGTTAACCATGTGAATAGAATTAGATGTGCGATATGCAATCGTCCACTCTGACAAGTCACGAAGTGTATTGTAGAAATCCGCATTCTCTTTGTAATTAGGATCTTTCCAAGTCAATGAGTGCTTTGTTCCACCATTAGTAGTTTCACGGTCTCCAAATCCCGCTAATTCTGAAGTACTCCCACCGTCATAACTGCCCTGGGTCTCCCATATAACACGGATATCACCTGATGCGATACCAGTATTCCATTCCGTTGGAGAGCTTGGATTTAAGATAGTGTAAGATGTTTTGATTAGTGCTATTGACCTGATTCTTCCGTATTCATACGAAGGGCAGGGCGAGCATGAATAGACTGGTAATGAACCAGTTCCACCGCAATTTCCCGAAGGATAATAGATAGACATAATTAATTTTTTTTAACAAGTTTGACAAGTTTGTAAGCAGCTTTGTCTGTATATAATTTCGATTTGATAGTTTAATTTAAACAATGCCTGGTCATTCCTAATCATGTATTTATAGTTGTCAAATTCAGTATTCCAAACATCATATGCATCTGATATTAGTGTAGTAGCAGCGATAGAAACAAATGAAAGTCCGTTATACTGGGATGTCCAAATATAATTTAAATCAGTAGGAAGAGTTGCAAGTATTAAATCTTCAATCTCATCTGACGAAATTCGAAGTTGTGATTTTTTAGCAAAGCAAACCAGCGACATATCGACCACCATTCGTTTGGTATCGTTACCATCGCCAAAATTACTTTCGTAAGTGTTAATTGTTTTTGAGTTGACCTTATGATAAACGCAAAAGTTTTTGCGATCATCGATAGCGTTAAATTCAGCATTGCCGTCATCATTCATAAAAGT